GCTCAGGTAAAAGCAGATTTTGCTTCTGGCGCCATCGATAATATAACAATTGACGATATGGGTATGTCAACTAATGATTTTTCAAGCTATTGACGATAAGTCTGAATGCATCGGGATCTACACAGACGGAAAGCTTCACTTTGACAAGTTTCCCGAGAACCTCACAAAGACATGGAAGTATACGGGGTCAATCACAGACCCGTCGGTGGAATACGCATGGATCCGGAGTGCCGGTCGCACCCTTGAGGATTGTTGTCCGGACTATTTAACAGAACAACTGGTGTCTGTGCAAAAGAAGATGCGCGCATATGTTAAATCTTTTAAGATCGCCAAGGTTAACCTTAATGACCATTGCGTATTTGACTTGATTCCTCATGACTTTCTGTTAGAATTTTGCGAGATCAAAAACAAGGTAACCGAGCACGTTTTCGAAGCATTTCCGGCACCCCCCAATTACGAACATCTTGCAAGTGTGCAAAAGCTCCTGCACAAGATCCAATACCAACGTCTTAACCTGAATGTAACACAGGCACACCATCTGCTCTACTCTTCTCGGGATCGGTACAAACTCACCGAGCTAATAAAAAACTATCAATATATAGACTATAATCTTTTTGGGACCGTGACCGGTCGCCTCACAACTCGACCAGACTCTTTTCCGATGCTAACGATAAAGAAGGAGTTCCGAGCCATTGTGAAGCCACATAATGACTTACTTCTCAGTTTGGATTATAACGGTGCTGAACTGCGGACCTTTATCGAACTGAGCGGTCTTGAACAGCCGCAAAAAGATATCCACCAATGGAACATCGAAAACATTTTTAAGGACCACGACGTGACGCGTGACGAGGCTAAAACGCTATTCTTCGCATGGCTATATAACCCTGACTCCAACGAAATTCAAGCAGAAGCGTATGATCGTAAAAAAGTACTTGACAAGTGGTATGAAGACGGTTATATTAAGACACCATATAACAGAGAGATTCTGGTGGAAGAGAGGAAGGCATTGAATTACCTCATTCAAAGCACAACTGCAGATCGCGTCATGGCAAAAGCAGTCGAGATCGATAAACTTTTGGAAGATAGGAAAAGTTTTATCTCACATATTGTTCATGATGAAATAGTTATTGATTACTCGGACGAAGATCGCGATTTAATTTTAAAAATCAAAGAGACGTTTGAGGACGGTTATCTGGCTAATTTGAAGGCTGGAAAAGATTATTATAATCTAAAAGAGATGACGCTATGATTTCCATTGTTGGCTTGGGCAACGCCGCCACTGCTATTGTTGAGAAATTCAAAGACATTCCTCAATATAGCGTGTATGTCATGAATGACAAGGTGAAGCGCAATTCTAAATATAAGTTCAAACTAAAAGCTTATGATCATCCCGAGCTTTATGAGAAGCACATCCCTAACGTAACAAAGTTTTTTGAAACCACAGAAGAACACATTCAATTTTTCATCGTGGGAGGCTCGTATAGCTCCAACTACTCGCTGGGGATCTTGGAACAAATAAAGGATAAGAAAATTGATGTCATCTATGTGAAGCCCGACACAGAGCTTCTCACGGGATATCCAGTCCTTATAGAGAATGCAGTCTTTGGCGTGCTACAGGAGTATGCTCGCTCAGGGCTCTTTAACTCAATGACCATCGTGTCCAATCTTAATTTAGAGAATTGCATGGGGGACTTGCCCATTAAGACTTACTATGACTCTTTGAATCAGTTCATTTTTTCAACCGTGCACCATGTAAATTACTTTACGCACACAGAGCCGGAGATTGGACAGGTATCAAAACCAGCAGACATAAATAGAATTCGGAGCGTAGCAGGTTTAGATTTAACAAATCTTGAAGAAAAATGGCTTTTTGAGCTTGACACTCCCCGAGAATTATGTTATTATTTAGCTATAAAGACTGAGAGATTAGAGAACGAAGGAGGATTGCACAAGCGACTCGTAGACATGTTGAAGGATAAACCCCGAAATGCATTTCGCAAGCTGTCATATGCAATCTATGAAACACCTTATAACGATTTTGGGTTCTGCGTTGCCCACACTAACGTAGTACAAAACAACCAAAAAACTCTTGACAAGCTTGTTCAAGAGTGATATATTAGGTATCAAGGAACGCTTGATATACTTTATTAACCATTAAAAAGGAGAAAAAAATGGGAATTGATATGGAACTAATGCGACGTAAGCTCGCAACCCTTCGCGGAGAAGGAAACAAGGATGCAAACTCGCCATGGTTTAAGCCAGACGAGGGAGATACTGACATTCGGATCGTACCGACTAATGACGGAGATCCACTAAAGGAAATGTTCTTCCACTATAACGTGGGCGATCATAAGGGAGGCATCATGTGTCCGAAGCGAAACTTCGGCGATGAATGTCCAATTTGCGAATTCGCTTCCAAGCTTTGGCGCGAGGGAGTTGATAACAATGACGATGAGAGCAAGAAGCTCGCAAAGAGTCTCTTTGTGCGAACGCGCTACTTTTCACCCGTCGTTGTGCGAGGTCGCGAAGAGGAGGGGATCAAGGTCTACGGCTACGGCAAGCAGGCTTATGAGCTTCTTCTTGGATACATCCTCGATCCAGAATATGGTGATATCACTGATAGCCAAGAGGGCACCGATATCACCCTCACCTACACCAAGCCTAATAAGCCCGGTGCATACCCACAGACAAGCCTCAAGATGCGTCGCAACACATCCACATTGCTTGAAGATACGGAAGCTATCCCCGCCCTCCTCGATGGCATTCCTGACTTCGATGGTCTCTTTGATCGTCTTAGTACTCAACAAGTAGACGCTATCTTGGATGAGCAACTTTCGGGAGATTCCTCCGCAGAAAGCCGCTCATCTACGACAGCCAAGTACGGTCCTGCCAACGGTAAGAGCAGTGTTGACCGTGCATTTGATGAACTAATGTCTGGCTAAAGTAAATAGGCATGTCTGATACCGATGGCAGAGCGGGATTAAAATACTCTGCCATATTTTTTTAAATAGGAGACAATAATATGTTAGATAAACTCAAGGACCTATGGTCCAAATGGAAGGTTCATGTGAGCGTTGTAGGTGGCATCTTAGTCATTAGCAGCATTTACGGAACTTGTTCATATGAGCCCCCCACTGTGTCAGAAGCAGAGGTGGCTCCAGCAGAGTCTACCACGACCAACACAGCAGTTGAGGCGTCGGCAACCACCACCCCCGAGACGACTGGTGATAGCACCACGACCGCCCCAACTACCACAACTACAACTGAGTAGTTACAAAAGCCGCTGGCAGACCGGTAAAAAGTCTGCCGTTTTTAAGGAGGGGCTCGTGACACAGGCAGTAAATCAACAGTCGCTTTTAAGCGAGTTAGATATAGCTATCAGAAAGATAAACAATAAGAATCTGAAAAATCCATATCGAACCAAAAAGCATGTTTTGAAAATGCTTTCTAAAACACAGTTCAAGAAGCCATATACTTACAAATGGCTTAAAGATATGAGAGATTTAGAGCTATTGTCTATCACAAAAGGTGGAACATTTACGTGCCCATGCTGCGAGAAGGAAAGTACAGAACCCGTGCTGCAACATAATTGGCACCCTACACCCTATAGAGTTTTGGCAACTCGTGCTGTGGATGATGATAAGTTTTGCTCGATGATCCCGGAATACATTGTTCATCAAACTAATGAGAAGGGAGCCTTTACGTTAAAAGAATACAAAAAAACGATTTGGTATATAAAAAAACAAAACCCTCGCTACACGGAAAAAGAAGTATATGAGTACGCGTACGCCAAGACAAAGTCAAATTACGCATTGGGGTATTTTACAGACAATGAGCTGTTGTTACATCACATTGATGAAATTAAGAGACACATCCGCATGGAAAAGAATGATTATGATTTTGTTTGCAGGACATGTGCTCACAAACAAGACAAGTATATCATTGATAGTGGTCGCCTATATCCCGATGAGCCTTATTTCTTGTATGACGAGGACTGTGAACGGCGCGAATTATTGGCCAATGCTTGTATCGAGGCGTGGTTGTCAGCTTGACAAAAAATCTTAAAATGTCGATCTCCCAAATTTTTTCGCCGGTATATTTTTGAGATTTTTGGTTTTATAATGAAGACACCGTTACGCTACCCAGGCGGCAAATCACGTGCTGTTAAGCACATCTTGCCTCACATCCCGGAAGACATTGACCGACTTTGCTCGCCTTTCTTTGGCGGAGGCTCTGTTGAGCTAGCAGTTGCCGACAGGGGCACTGAGGTGCGCGGCTACGACAAGATGAAGCAGCTAGTATGGTTCTGGATGGCGCTATGCGCAGACAACGATCATCTAGCTGACGAGGTGCAAAGCCTGCGAGAACAATATGAGATTCGAAACGGCGATACCGTGACAGGCTGTTCAAAAGAGTCATTTCACCAGTACCGAGAGGATCTTAAGACTGAATCGTTTATGTTTTCTTACGAGAGAGCAGCAAGGTATTATGCTATTAATCGCGCTAGTTTTTCTGGCGCTACATTTAGTGGTGGATGGTCCGAGAGGGCTTCATATGCAAGATTTACAGATTCGTCGGTTCAAAGATTAAGGGATTTCGAAGCCAAAAACTTTAGAGTAGATTATGCCGATTTTGAAGACGCGATGGGCTATCACCCAAAAGCTTTCTTATATCTTGATCCACCATATATGCTGAAAGGGTCTCAGAATTCTCTCTATGGGATTAGTGGGAATCTACACAACTCGTTTGATCACGAAAGATTACACAGCTTGTTGACAAAGAGAGCTGGATGGGTTATGTCATATAACAATTGCAAAGAAATTAAAAAGATGTATAAAGATTATGAGATTATTGAAACAGAATGGTCTTACGGGATGAATAAGAGTAAAGAGTCATCTGAGATACTAATTATTGCGAGATGAACATGAACGAGTTACATATTAGTTTTAAGAGGGCGATGGAAGAGGAGGTCGACATCCCATCCGAAATGGAGGATGACGCTACCACGCCGCTGCCATCACCGGAAGATGGACCTGAGAACAATCTACAGCGCGCCATCCGTGCAATCGAGGCAGAAGGCTACGAGTATAAGATCGTCAAGAATGAGATCCGTGTCTTAGACGACAACCGCCAAGAGACGATGCAGAAATTAGAGCAGATGCTCAGCCCTCTCGGCTTCGTTTACAACCCCAATTCAACTCGCAGTTCGCTGGGTCGCTTAGAGCTTAAAGCTGCCTCCGGCGGATCCGCCTACGTTGTCGTTAAACAAAAGCGCCGCACTGCAGCATCAGCCGGCATGGACTTCGAAGAAAAATTGGCGACTGAGATCACTAGTCGATACCGGCATGCTGGCATCACCGCCACGACTGCCGGGTTCGGTCACGGCTCTGATTTAACTATCTTAAAGAACGGACGCAAGATGATGTCCATCGAACTTAAGACCGCGCTCTCGGCAGACTTCGGACAGTTTCGGATTGAGTACAACATTCAGTCTAAAAGCTGGGAGCCTCGCCGCACTGCTGGTTTTGTTAAGAACGAAAAGGTTTTCGGTTCTCTATTCAATGACTACTTGCGAGACTGGCTCAACCACTACGCCAAGTTTCCGGACTTGTATGATCGGCGCTTAAACCTGCGCGGCAATAGCGTCGTTGGTCTGCTGCCAACGCAAAAGACCGGAGAACTCAAGAAAGATTTACAAACCAAATGGTTTGATGGGAAGACGGACAAGAAGGTGCCGTTTGAATTCTCACGGATTGCGGGTTACTATGCAGATAAGGGCGATTCGTTCATTCAGATTGGGCAAGCAGGACTTTACGCCCTAAAGACGCCTGCACAAACAATTATTGATGTGCCCATGTTCGGAGACTTGGGACTAAACTGTGATTTGCGATTAAGACTAAAGCCCTCCATGGGAGCCAATAGCTCCACCAGCTTCACAGTTGCTGTAAAAATCAAAGGGCGCTATAAAAAATCAAATTTAAGCTTGACAAACCCGCAAGACTTAGATAAAATAATATCAATGCTTTAAACTGTAGGAGAGCACATGGCAAAAGCCAAAGCAGGTCGCGTGGCAATGCAAGACCTAATGAAACTAGTAAACAAGAAAGCCGGTCGGAGCGTTGCCCATGATCTAACCGGCGACAACCCCACCTCCGTTAAAGAATGGATTCCAACAGGCTCTCGCTGGCTTGACTCGATCATCTGCAAGGGACGAGTAGCAGGCGTCCCAGTCGGTAAGGTCACAGAGATCGCCGGACTGGAGTCCACGGGCAAGTCATACATGGCAGCACAGATCGCAGCCAATGCGCAGAAGACGGGGAAGCTCGTCGTATATTTTGATTCTGAGTCTGCCATCGACCCAAGTTTTTTGGAGAGAACAGGGTGCGACCTAGAGCGCTTAATGTACGTTCAAGCATCCTCTGTCGAGTTTGTGCTGGAGACTATCGAAGAGCTTCTAGCAGCAACCGACGAACAGATTGTTTTTATCTGGGATTCGCTAGCATTTACCCCTTCTGTCTCAGACGTGGAGGGCGACTTCAATCCGCAATCATCGATGGCGGTGAAGGCGCGCATTCTTGCAAAGGGAATGTCCAAGCTGACGATCCCTATTGCTGATAAGCAGGCGACTCTGCTTGTCCTGAATCAGCTTAAGACCAATATCCCACAGGGTCCGAATGCCCGCATTGTGGCGATGACCACGCCCTACACAACCCCCGGCGGCAAGGCGATGCACTATTCTTATTCGCTGCGCATCTGGCTGACTGGTCGCAAGGCAAAGGCATCATTCATCGAAGATGAAAAGGGTTTCCGAATTGGATCAGAGGTTAAAATTAAGCTAGAGAAGTCTCGCTTTGGCACGCAAGGGCGCTCTTGTGCATTCCGCATCTTATGGGGCGCTGAAGAGATTGGCATTCGCGACGAAGAGAGTTGGTTTGACGCTATTAAAAGCTCCGAGTCTCTCTCGTCCGCCGGAGCTTGGTATACTCTTAAGACACCCGGAGGCTACGAAAAGAAATTTCAACCCTCCAAGTGGACAGGGTTGATTACATCTGATCCCGAGTTCCGTGCCGAAGTGATCAAGATCATGGATGAAGAGATTGTTCAGAAGTTCCAGAATCGAGAAGGCAACGCGGATGCCTTCTACGCCGATCCTGAAGATCTGACGGTTCCAGTAAAAGAATAAAAAGTTGTTGACTTTGTCCTCCTAATTGGTTATAATAGAATATAATCACAAAGGAGGGCTTTGTGTCTGTAGACTGCAAAGAATACAAATGCGGCGGAGCCGTTAAAAGGCACGTAGGGATCAAAAGAGTGGTTTACACGATTAACAACAAGATAGCAGGGAGCTATAAGCTATGAAACGAGTATTAATTATTGATGCGCTGAATGCGTATCTGAGGGCATATATTGTAGACCCATCGCTGTCCACCAATGGGCAGCCGATTGGGGGACTCAAAGGCTTCATCAAGATTTTACAGAAACTGGTGAGAGAAACACGACCCGATCAGGTGGTGGTTGCGTGGGATGGTCCGAACGGATCCAAGAAGCGCAAGACTATGGACAAGAACTACAAGGAAGGTCGCAAGCCGATCCGCCTCAACAGAGCATTCCACAACCTTACAGACGACGAAGAGTTGCAGAATAAGATTTGGCAGCAAGGGAGAGTGATCGAGTATCTTAACAACATGCCCATCATCCAAACCCTTCTTCCAGAGATTGAAGCCGATGACGTGATTTCGTATGTCTGCTCGATGGACTACTATAAGGGCTGGCAGAAGATCATTGTCTCTAATGATAAAGACTTCATGCAGATTTGCGACGATGAGACGGTGTTGTGGCGCCCCACTCAAAATGAAATGCTCAACACCAAGCGCATCGTCGAACAGACGGGCGTCCACCCTACTAATATGGCACTAGCGCGCTCCATCATTGGAGATGCGTCCGATAACTTAGCTGGCATCAAGGGTGTTGGATTCAAAACAATAAGTAAGCGCCTATCGTTTTTAGGTGAAGAGAAGACATATACTATTGATGATGTCGTAGACTATTGCGCCAATGCTAGCGAGAACAGCAAGCTTAAGGTTTTCGATAACATCGCAGAGAACAAAGGGGTTATCGAACACAACTACAAGATGATGCAACTCTATGCGCCCCAGATGTCTTTCCAATCTAAGATGCATGTGAAGGAGTCCATAGAAAATTTTGAATGTGAGTTCAACAAGACAGAGATTCTGGGACTGATGCGCGCCGATGGATTTGGTGAGCTAAATTGGGAAGATCTTAAGACACACTTAAACAAAATAGCGAGAGAGTGTGTTGACAATGCAACCGAATAAATCTTATTTTTGCCTTGACTTTCAGCCTCAGTCGGTTATACTTATAAACACAAGCGGGGGTATAAATGGCAGCAAGTAAAATCAACTTTGGAAAGTATGGAAAAACTTTCCAAGAAGGACTTGTTCAGCTTATTTTTGAGGATAGACCATTCGCAGATCAGATCACTGAAGTACTTGATACTAACTTCATTGAGCTAGAGTATCTGCGTGTCTTTCTAAGGAAAACGCTAACATTCCGAGAGAAATACGACAAGCACCCATCAGTCAATGCGATGTTAACCATCATTAAGACTGAACTGGAAGATGAAGACGAGACGATCCAACAACAAGTGAAGGATTATTTCGCTCGCATGCACACCCAAGAGGTGACGGACGCAGAATACATCAAGGAAATCTCGCTTGATTTTTGTCGTAAGCAAAACCTGAAAGAGGCGATGCTGACGTCCGTTAATCTTTTGCAGAATTGTTCTTTTGACGAGATTTCTAAAGTTATTAATGATGCCTTAAAATTGGGATCTGAAAATAATTTTGGCTATGATTACATGGCAGACTTTGAAGAGAGGTTCATGCCCAAGTTCCGAGTACCAGTCTCTACAGGCTGGTCCGACATCGATGGTATCATTGGTGGCGGCTTAGGCAAGAGCGAACTGGGGGTTGTGATTGCCCCCACAGGAGCCGGCAAGTCGATGGTTCTTGTGCATCTTGGATCTGAAGCTTTAAAAGAAGGCAAAACTGTAGTACACTATACACTAGAACTTCAAGATACGGTCATTGCAACTCGCTACGATAGTTGTATCACAGGTTATCCCCTTTCGGACATCATTAATTTTAAGGAAGAGATATATGAAGAAATTAAAAACATTGATGGAACACTTATTGTTAAAGAGTACCCAACTAAGTCTGCCTCCACAAATACAATCCGAGCACATCTTTCTCGGCTTGTTAAGCGTGGTATTAATCCTGGAATGGTTATTGTAGATTACGCAGATCTTCTCAAGCCCATGCAAATGCGCAAAGAGAAGCGCGAAGAGCTTGGGTCTATTTATGAGGAGTTGCGCGCCCTCTCCACAGAGTTCCAGTGCCCTGTGTGGACCGCATCACAAACAAATCGCGCCGGTCTGAGCGCAGAGGTGATCACAATGGAACAAATCTCAGAGGCATTTAATAAGTGCTTTGTTGCCGACTTTATTTTCTCTGTCTCGCGAACGATTGAGGACAAACAGAACAATCAAGGAAAGATTTTTATTGCAAAAAATAGAAACGGACCGGACGGAATGGTGTATAATATATTTATGGACACCTCCAATGTGAATATCAAAATTTTGCCTAAGATTCACCAATTGGGCGCCGGTAACAATACTCAGCAAGTGGCGACATCGCCAGTCTCCCTTGATCCAAGAGCGCAGCAGGAACTTTTAAAGGCAAAATATACTAAACTAAGAAGGAAATAGCAACCAATGAGAACACTTGACAACATCCGCCGCTTCCGGCTTTCCGATACATTCATTGAGCCGTATAAAGGAGCCACCGTCCCATGGGGACCCCTAGGGTATGTAACATATAAACGTACCTACTCGCGGCGCCTAAACGAATTTGAACCCGACGCCACCGGGAGCGAAGAGTGGTGGCAAACATGTCGCCGAGTTGTCGAGGGCATGTTCAACATGCAAAAGCAGCACGTATTCTTATTGGGCTTAGAATGGAATGATGCCAAGGCACAGAAGACAGCCAAGGACGCTTATGATCGGCTGTTTAATTTAAAGTGGACACCACCCGGTCGCGGACTGTGGATGATGGGGACCAAGTTTATTGAAGAGAAGACCGCTGCCGGATTGTTTAACTGCGCATTTAGATCAACTCGCGACTTGGCTACCAAAGGCGGCTATTTGTTCGCGTGGATGATGGATGCTCTTATGGTAGGCATTGGCGTAGGGTTCGACACCGAGGGCGCTGGAACCGTTAACGTCAAAGAGCCCCACTATACTAATGACATCCATGTTATCGATGACTCCCGTGAGGGGTGGGTTGATTCTGTTCATCTTTTGCTCGATGGATTCTTCTTTGGTGGAAAGGTGCCCAAGTTTGACTACTCCTCTATCCGACCACAGGGCGCCATCATTCGCGGCTTTGGGGGCACCTCATCGGGCGCCCGCCCGCTTATCGAGTTGCATAAAAACCTAACGGAACTGTATGCCGGTCGCATTGGTGAGCCAATTAGTTCTGTTGATATCGTGGATACCGAGAACCTGATCGGGCGCTGTGTGGTGGCGGGCAATGTGCGCCGCTCTGCTGCTCTAGCAATGGGTCGCTACGACGACAAGCGATATCTAGAGATGAAGAACGATTCTGAAAAGCTCATGCATCATCGATGGGGTTCGAACAATTCCTTCAATGCGGTCGTGGGCATGGACTACACATGGCACGCGACACAGTCCCAGAAAAATGGTGAACCGGGATATATTTGGCTCAACAACGCACGCACCCGCGGACGATTTAAAGATGGCGAACGTCTAGACGATATTAATGTCGCAGGATTCAATCCTTGCGTGGAACAACAGCTGGAAGACGCGGAGCTATGCTGCTTGGTCGAGACATATCCAGCCAAGCACGACGACATAGAAGACTACTTGCGCACTTTAAAGATTGCTTATTTATACGGAAAGACTGTCACCCTCTCCAACACTCATTGGCCAGAAACAAACGCAAAGATGCTTAAGAACCGGCGCATCGGACTATCTCAGTCGGGTGTTGTGCAGGCATTCAACAAGCACGGACGCCGACAGATGTATGATTGGTGCGACAAGGCGTACGCACACGTTCAAGAATTAGACGAAGAATATTCTAACTGGTTATGTATCCCCAAGTCTATTCGGATGACCTCGATCAAGCCGTCCGGAACAGTCTCGCTGCTCAACGGATCGACCCCGGGCATCCACTTCCCCGAAGACGAGTACTACATTAGACGTATCAGGTTCTCAAAAGATTCAAAATTAATTGATAAACTTGTTGAAGCGGGATACAAGATGGAAGATGATCGTTACTCTCCCAACACACTCTGCGTAGAATTTCCGGTTCACGAACCGCACTTTCAAAAAGGAAAGCGCAGCGTATCTATGTGGGAACAGTTGGAGATCGCGGCACAGTACCAGCACTACTGGGCTGACAACTCCGTATCAGTGACAGTCACCTTTAAGCCCGAAGAGGCTTCCCAAATTAAAGATGCCCTTGAGATGTACGAATCTCGTCTGAAGGCAGTCTCCTTTTTAAAATATGAAGAAACGGGATATGAACAAGCTCCCTATGAATCTATTACTAAAGAGCAGTATGATGAGGCGACTAAACAAATTAAACCACTGATGCGATTCGAGACAGATGAAGGCGGCAGCGGCACCAAGTTCTGTACTAACGATTCTTGCACTATTTAAATTAACAACTAACCCGGAAAGTAATAACATGTTTGAGCCACTCAATAGATACATTCAGATTGATTTGGGACAACCAAGTCCCCACGAAACAGCAGGAGGCGTCCTGCTTCCACAAGATTTTAAACCGACAGAAGATCGACATGTCGTAGCCTCCGTTGTGGCGTGGTCGACAGAAGTTCGCTTTGCAGAACAGCTATCACAGGGTGTTCAGGTCCTTGTGGATAAGTCTATGGTAGAACAGCTTGTGATCAACGGCGAGGACACCTCCCTTGTGTTAGATAATTATGTTTTAGGACTAATTAAATAAGGACACAAAGGGGGAGCATTGCGAGATGCCTATCGACAAGAATTTTTATAATGAATCGTCTGCAGCTAACTTGGGCTGGGAACCAGCATGGTTTGGCGAAAAGTATTTCGACGATAAGCTCGTCCGCGCCATTAAGAAATGGCAGAAAGAAAGAGGCTTATCAGGGGATGGTCTATGTGGACCGATGACCTATCGGCGCCTTTGGACGGAACGCCAAGCCGACATCGATGCACACAAGCCAGAAGATCCTCAGTACTCCAACTACATTGTGTATAATGGAGAGTTCCACCCCATTGGTTGGGACAAAATGGTCTTATGGTCCGAACGCGGTGGTCTACCCTCGCGAAAGGGATCGTACTATGACTATACAGGGCGCCCCAAACGAAACATTCGCTATTTTGTAAACCACTGGGATGTCTGTTTAAGTTCCAAGTCTTGTCAAAATGTATTAGATCGCCGAGGTATCTCCGTGCACTTTCTAATTGACAACGACGGCACCATCTATCAGACCACAGATATGCAACACGGGTGCTGGCACGCAGGAAGTGAAAGAGCAAACCGTGCATCTGTCGGCGTTGAAATTTCTAACGCCTACTACCCCAAATACCAAGAGTGGTACAAGAAGAATGACTTCGGTGAGCGCCCGATAGTGGAAGAGGCATGGGTTCACACGCGCAAGTTAGAGCCCTTCTTGGGTTTTTATCCAGTTCAAATCCGAGCACTCAAAGCGCTCTGGAAAGCGATTCATGTTGCAACCGAAATTCCATACGAGGCACCCCTCGGTCAGTTTGGAAACACCTCTACAAAATATGAACAAGATGTTAAATACGGAAACTTCTCTGGATTCGTGAGTCATTATCACATTTCTAAAGGAAAGATTGATTGCGCCGGACTTGATTTGCGCACATTGCTGGAAGAAACAGTCCAAGAGGAAAACACCGGATACGTAGGAAGCAGCGATGTCTGCGAAGATGAAGTATGAACACGAACACATCGTGGTGGGTAGCTCATTAAGCGCCTTATTGTTTGCATTCGTTAACAAATACCCAGTTTTTTTTGCCCAAGAGCGCAGACCTTTTCGGTTCGACTATTTGCCAATTGATGCAGACTTATCGGGACTAAAAATTTCCATGTCCCCAAAAAGTTTAACGACGTTTGAGGGAGAAAAGGAAGTTGGGATCCCGAAAGAGTTGTTGTGGGAGAGACTTCTTTTCTTATTGGGACTGGAGGGGCAACTGCCTCTGTCTAACTTGTGTCACACCTTGCGCTGGACTCCGGACTCGCTGGTGTGCTCAAACGAGTATTCAAAAATAGCAGAAGTTAATTTTGAAAGATGCTATTACTTTGGCGACGATCAGTCGGTTGGGTTAGCAAAAGAGAAAGCACTTGACCCTCCGCAATATATATGTTATGATTGGATAGCCTTCAATCGGGGAGGCAAACACCACATCGACTATATTGAATTTGATGACGACTTAGTAAGACAGGTATGGTTTTATCCTTCGGATAGAATTGATGGGGCAACTGCCGTTAAAGACGCGTGTGTTGTTTCAACGCTCACAGAAGAGCAACTTAGAGATTTTAACTACTCAGAAACCATGGCTCGATTCAAACTTGTTCATCAAATGGAAAGTTTAGGCATGAAAGGAAAATTTAATGGATACGGACCGAACGGAAAACCAAAGCATTACAAATTTAGAACATCTAGCACTGCTCGCCAAAAGCATGAGCAGCGCATTACCCCCCAACCACAAGCCAGCAATATTGAAATACCGCAAGATAGCGAAGAAGATTTGCTTGAAGCTCTACCGCAGGGTTGTTTGGGATACGATAGACTTTTGAGGCATTTGTGAAGCATATACATTTAGCCGGCATCATTCCGGTGGCTGGCTTAACGACCGATTTCGACATCGACACACCAGAGATACTGATGCCAGTGGAGGCAGGGTTTACTGCGATTCAGAAAGCCGTCTTCGAATGTTCGATAGCCGGGTGCCAAACTATTTGGATTGTTGCTAACTCAGACTTAGCTCCGATGGTGCGTAAAAG